GAAACGTCAGCAACACCAGCGACGGAAGTCGGGGCCGAGGGCGGACCAGCCACAAGCTGGACCGCCTTTTGTCCTTCCAGGGCCAGCTTCGCGATGGGCCAGTCGCACGAGGGGCAGCACACGAGCCGGGTCTTCACGATCCTCCTCCCTTCCAGGCGAGCCGCTCAACGCCCACCAAGGGCGCAAGGCGCTCGCTGACGATGGTCCCGCCGTCAGGCCAGCGGGTGGGGCGCTGACCTCGGGCGTGCTCTTTGCCGATGGGGCACGAGAGGCACGCCGAGGCCGTCCACTTCTCGAACGCCTTGGCTGCGGGCGAGCGCAGGTGCGCGTATCGCTTGCCGCACGCTCGGCGCGTAAGGCGCACGCCGTTGCCGAGGCGCTCGCAGACGAAGACCTCGATGCCGTCGTCGCGCTTTGGGCGGGCCGTCACGCGGCCTTGTCCCAGGAGCGGGCGTGGCTGGCCGAGGCGCAGTACAGCATCGGCTGCGAGCCCTCGACCAGGGTGCGCTCCAGGGTGAGGGACTCCTCGACGACGCGCTCGACGGCGCTCACGCGGTCCTCGGAGCACTCGACGTAGACGGCGTCGTGAACCTGCGCGAGCAGGACCGCCGAGGGATCGGCGTCAGCGAGGCGGCGATCAAGCTCCACGAGGCGCAGCGATACTAGATCAGCCGCGCCCGACTGGATCGGGAAGTTGTAGGCCACGGTCGCGTCGATCTCGCCGAGCGGGAAGATCCGCCGCCGGCCGAGGATGGGGCTGCGGACCTCGCGCGCGTGCTGCACGGTCTGTAGCTGTTGGTCACGCCAGCGCGGCACGCCCGGGAAGGCCTGGAAGTAGGCGGCCACGGTGGCCTCGACGAGGCGCGTGGTCAGCGGCGGGCCTGAGTAGCCGCCGTCATAGATCGCCGCGAGGATGGTCGCTGCGCCCGCACCGTAGTTGAGGCCGTAGACCACGCGCTTCGCCACGTCGCGCAGGGCCTTGCGCGCCGGCTTGTCCGCGTCGAGGAAGGTCCGCCCGAACGTCATGCTGGCGACGTAGCTGTGCGGGTCAGCCTCGGGGTTGAGCTTGTCGGACTCGTCGGCGTTCATGCAGCGCCGGATCAGGTCAGGGTCGCCCGACAGGCTCGCCATGATCCGCATTTCAAGCTGGCTGTAGTCGGCTCCGACGATCACGCGGCCTGCCGGCGCGACGATGGCCGAGCGGAGGTTCGTCGCCTGATCGACCCCGTCGCCCTTGGGCCAGTTCTGGAAGTTGGGGCTCGACGACCAGCGGCCCGTCACCGTGCCGTGGACCTTCCATTGAGGGTGGATCCGCCCGTCCGGTCCAGGCTCGAGGCCCGCCCCGCGGACGTAGTGGCTCAGGGCGTACTCGTACTTGCGCCAGCGCAAGAGGTGCTGGACGAAGGGGTGCCGGTCGCTCATGCGCGCCAGAACCTCCTTGGACGCGCTGGGCTGGCCCGTGGCCGTCCGCTCGGTGACCGGCAGGCGGATGGGGCCTGCGGGGTCGAAGAGCACCTCGGCAAGCTGCGGCCCCCGCGGCGTGAAGTCAGGCAGGCCCACGAGGCTCCGCATTTCCGAAAGCTCGGCGTCCATGACCTTGAGGCAGGACGACTCGATCTCAGCGAAGCGCGCCTTGCTGATCGGCAGGCCTGCGTGCTCCATGCGGACGGCGATCCCTTGCATGGCGAGGTCGAGGTCGTGGACGCGCTCGAGGTGCTCGGTCGCGAGCCGGCCGCGTGAGCCCTTGGGCCCGCGCATGATCTCGTCCAGCAGCGCCGTCGCCCGCGTGTCCCGAGCGTTGTACAGGGCGAGGTCTTCCAGGCTCTCATAGCCCGAGAGGTCGTCCTCGGTCCCGTCCGCGATCTTGTGGCTGCCGCCCTTCCAGGCCGGCGCGTCGAGTAGCTCGTGCGCGCAGAACCCCAGGCCCTGCTCCTCGTCAGGGTAGAGCGCGTGGTGCTCCAGCAGCGTGTCGCCGACCACGCCCTCTACGTCGATGCCCCAGAGGCGCAGGATCACCAGCCGGTCGAAGGTGCCGTTGTGGAAGACCTTGCCCCGGCCCGGGTCCGCCAGGAAGCCGTGGATCTCGTCGAGCAGCGGGCTCGGCGTGTTCCAGTCGGCGGGCAAGTCGCGCGTGTCCACCACGAGCGCCTCGGGCTGCGAGGCGCACGCAAAGCCGATCACGGTGATCTTCGAGCAGGACCAGGGCCCGCCCATCGCGTTGGTTTCAATGTCCACGGCCACGTCGCGGTCGGCCCCAGCGAACCACGCGCGAACCTCGAGCGGGCTCTTCGTGAGCTTGGCTGCGGCTTGGAAGCGCACGTCACGCTTGGTCAGCGCATGGGCCTTGGCGAGGTGATCGACGCAGGCTCGCGCGGCGTACTGGCCGGCGATGTACTTGCCGGCCTCCTTGGCCGAGCGCAGGCAGTAGCTCGGGTGGTAGGTGGGCACGAGGTACTTGACCCCGAACTCGTCCAGGCGGCTCGGGAGGCTCGCCGTGTCGAAGACCGCCCCAGCCACGCCCTCGCGGCCCACGAGCGAGTAGCGCGCCCCGAAGGTCGTGTAGGCCTCCTCGCGCCGCTTCTTGCCGCCGCAGGTCGGGCACTTCATCGCGCGAGGCTGGAGGCGGCTGATCGCTTGGCCGCACGCAGGACAGGCCCCGCCGTGCTGAGCCTTGAGCGCCTCGGCCTCGGCCTTCGGATCCGTCGAGGTCAGCAGGCCGTACCACGAGCACGAACCGTTGGCGCACACGAGGCAGGGCTGCCGGTACTTGCGGTTCTCGGGGTCGCAGTTCACGTCGTTGCAGGGGTTCTGGATGAGCCGGGTCTTGTGCTCCTCGTGGCCGGTCAGGGCGATGAGCGCGCCGGGACCGAGCGCCACGATCACGCGCGGCTGCGCGGCCTTGATCTCCGCTTCGAGGCGGGGCAGGCACGAGTAGATCGCCATCGGGAAGCGGTCGTGCAGGCCGCCCTTGCCCGGCGTCTTGACCTCGTTGTCCTCATAGCGCGGAGGCAGGCCGAGCGTGGCGTTGGTCACCCAGCACGTTTCGCGATCGACGCCCGCGGTCTTGAGCAGCGCGTCGAGCAGCCGTCCCGCAGGCCCGACGAAGGGCCGCTTGTGGCTTAGCTCGACCGAGCCCGGCCCCTCGCCCACGAGCATGAGCCCGCCCGGCTTCCAGTCCGAAGGTCGCTCGCCTTGCACGGTCCCGCGGGCGCAGGCCGAGCGAAGCTCACAGCGCGCACACTCAGCGTGCTGCTTGTCAAAGCCCGATCGGAGTGTCTCCCTGCTCACGGCTCACCTTGGACGTGCAGCCACACCAGGGCCGCGATCAGAACCACCACCAGCGCACCGAACAAAGCCACAGCCGCCCGCCTTTCGTCTTCGTGTTGTCGTCGGATCATCGCTCCCCGGGAATGTTCTCTAGGTCACACCGACGAACGGTGCGGTGGACGTAACCGATCTCAGGCTCACCCGCCTCGCGAGCAAACACGTTGACGAGGGCGTCTGAACCCAGCGGCACGCGAACCCTCGCAGAGCCCCGCACGAAGTCGATCTCCAACACCTCGACCTCGACCGGCTCACCAAGCCCAGAGCTTGGCCGGTACAGCATCTTCATCGCTTCGCACGCTCCATCCGTTCAAGCGCATCCTGCTCAGTCCGAGCCCGCAGCCACTCAACCTCGGCCCGCAGCCGCTCGACCTCGGCCCGCGCTTCGTCGCGCTCCTCCAGCGTCCGCAGTACGTCGGCGAGCCCGCAGACGTACTCCTGCCCGCGAGCGTGGCGCTGCCGCATCGCCTCGACCCATCGGGCTTCGTCCTCTCGATGTGGATCCCAGGTCATCGGCGTGCCTCATAGGGCGCTCCGCGAACCGTCCAGCCGAGCGTGCTCATCTTCTCGACCCACAAGTCGGCCCTCGGGCCGCAGTAGACGAGAGCTTGGTGGAAGGGTGCGCCCTGCTCCTGGCCGTCGTGCGTGACCCGGCCGCGCAGGAAGGTCACCGCTTGGCAGCGGCTGACCTCGTCCTGCCACCACGCCCCAGCGGTGCGGACGGGCAGGAAGAGCACGGCCTCGTCGGCCTCGAGGCGGGCCTTTTCGACCCAGGGCTCCTTCGGGAGCAGCGAGTAGGGCGGGTTGACGAACACGAGGCCCATACCGCTCCAGTCGAAGTCGAGCCCCGAGGCCCAGAGCACAAGCTGGCCGCCGCAGTCCTGCTCGGCGGGCGCGGGCTGGCTCGGGTCGGTCCAGTAGCGCGGCAAGAGCACCACCGACTCAGCCGGGACCGTGCTCGCGGGGTGCGAGCAGGGATCGAAGCCGATGGGCCCCAGAGCCGCGACAGACCTCGTCGTTCTTCGTGAACGTGTGCTCGCTTCGTCCCATCTGTGCCTCCATCCATACAACCGCATGACGACCTGACCGTGTGCGTCGGCGTCTGCCCGAATCCGCAACGCGGTCACGCAACACAAGCTCCCGAATCCGCGCGGACGCAGTTTGGTGCCGCATCGAGCACGCGACCTCAACCTCGTCACAAGTCGCACCTTGATCACACATCGCGATGTACGCGAAGACGCGCGCACGCAGCGCGTCTGCGCTGGCTGTCATGCTCTCGGCGGCCTCCGCGCTCGTGTCGGAGCCCGCAACGTAGCCCGGCGTGTTGGGGTAGTGGTCGTCCATCGTTCAACTTCGTGCGCCCCGTGGGAGCCTCGATGCGTGGGAAAGGACAGTACCCAGCGTCGAGGCCCCCACGGGACGCACCGGCCTAGTGCGAGGCCGGCGCGACCCTTGTGGCTACGTCGTGATGAGCTTGGGCTTGGGCGTCGAGGCCGGTGCCTGGAAGAACTCCACGTCGAAGCCGTGCGCGAAGAGCAGCACCCGCGGCGTGGGGTTGGTCAAGAGGGCCGTGACCGTGGCGTGGTGCAGCGCCTGCTCGATGCTCGTGCAGGCCCCGAAGTCCTTGGGGACGCGGATCACGCCCTCGGCTCCGGTCTTGCGGTGCTTGAGCTTCACGCCCCACTCGGGGTGGGCCTTGCGCTTGTCGGGGTGCGTGGCGTCGTCGATCACCGCGCCGAGCGCCTCCTGCTGGTGCAGGGTGGCGACGGCCGTGGCGACGAGGTCCGCCGCGGGCGGTGCGGCCGAGGAGAAGGCCGACACGAGCCCAGCGAGCATCGCAGCGACCTCCTGCTGAGCCTGGGCCTGCATGGCCGTAAGCTCTTCCTCGGTCGGACCACCCGTTCCCGGCCCGACCGGGCGAAGGTGGCCGGGGGCGCGAGCCGAGGGGGGCTTGCCCTTGCCGCTCACGTCGCGCTCGCGGGACGCGGACGGCGCGGGGTGCGCTGAGTCTCGGGCAGCGACAACTGCTGCTCGGGCTGCGCGGGCGTGGGCGCGGCCTGCGCGGGGCGCAGGACCGTCGTCGTGCTCACGGTCGGCTGCGCCACGGGCTCGTCGAGCGGGCTCTGGCGCTCGTCGGAGAAGTCGTTGTTGACCTTCCCCTGGTACTCGCGCTGCTTGACGGTGTAGCGGACCACGCGCTCGATGAGGTCGTCGGGGTCGAAGGCCAGGATCTCCTTGCCATCGGGCCCGAACTCGCCCGTGGGCTGCCGCTTGATGCGGAGGGCGTCGATCAGCCGGTCGAGCTTCCACGTCGAGTTGGGCAGCAGCGAGTACCACACCGTGGCCCGCTTGCCGGCGTACTCACCGTCCATGACCTCGCAGACCAACTGGATCTGCTGGTTGCCCTTGCTGCTGGTCTTCTGCTCCGCGCTCTTGATCAGCAGGTCGTACTGACCCTCGGGCAGGGGCTGCCACCCGCCGCCGCCGCCGTTGTCCGAGCCCTTGGTGTAGTGGATCATCGCCATGTTTCGTTCTCCGTTCCGTGTCGTGCTGGTTGGTTAGGGTCAAGAAAGACCCAGGTGCGTCTGCACCTGGGCGAAGGTGAAGTTGTCGATCTGCGCCGGGAAGGCCGCGAAGCGCGAGCGGGCCACCCAATAGGAGTGCTTGCGGAAGTGCGCGCGGAAGCGCGGTGCCTCGGGCTTGCTGCCGGGAAGCTCCTCACAGTAGGCGATCACGTCGCAGGCCGAGGGGAGCTTCTCGGCCGTCGAGCCGATGAGGTTGGGCCCGCCCAGCGTCGTGCCGCCCTCGGACTCGGTGACCTTGGCGAGGCTGGTGTAGACGACGTGAACGTCGAGGTTGCGGAGCCGGCTGTGCAGCGTTCGCAGGAAGCTGCTGATCAGCCCCCAGCCCTGCTGATCCATCTTCCGCGCGCCGTTCTGGCTCACGTCCTCGACGAGCATATCGCCGAGGTGCGTGAGCGACTCGACGACGATGGTCTGCCAGGGGAAGGCCGCGTCAGCGCCAGCGTCGTCGCCCTTCTGGACGCACGCCCGCATGACGGCGTGGCGCTTCTCAAGGTCGGTCAGGATCTCGTTGAGGTGCTGCCTGACCGGCACCACCGCGCCGTCCTTGCGCTTGCCCAGGCGGACGAAGGGCAGCCCCCGCCCGCGCAGGGTCAACTCCGAGCCCTCGTTGGCCGGCACGAGGAAGAGGGGCTCGGGGAAGCTCGAGGCGATGGTGGTCTTGCCCGCTCCGGTCTGACCGTAGAGGAACCACACCGTCCAGGGGGTCGTGATCTCGTTCGTGTTCTGAAGTTCCAGCATTGTTCGTTTCGTCCTTTCACTCGTCTTCGGCCACGGGGGTAGCCTTGCGGTCGAAGCCGATGGGCGGCTCCTCGCGGGCGATCTGCGCGACGGTCGCCTCGGGCCTGCCGTGGCACAGATCGAAGAAGTCGCAGGTGCCGAAGTAGCGCACCGGCCCGGTGCAGTTCCCGAGCGCCTTGGGCCAGCCGCGGGCCTCGAACACGGGCACCAGGGCGTTCCAGTCGCGCAGGCTCTGCTCGAAAGCGTCGAGGTGCGCCTTGGAGGGGTAGACCTCGACGCGCTCGTGCTTGGGCGTCACGGCCTTGGTCGTGATGTTGATCCTGACGCCGCCGATGCGCGGGTAGCTCTTGGCGTCCACGCAGCGGTGGTAGAGCCAGACCTGCCCCAGGATCTGCATATCCATCTGGTAGCCGCTCAGCAGGTCGGGCGTGATGGCGCGGGCCGTCTTGTGCTCAACGATCCACAGCCGATCGTCGGCCTCGTCATGCACCACGAGGTCGAGCCGAGCGGAGTAGCTCAGCCCCGGCTCGCGGTGCGTGAGAGTCTCCTCGACGGCGAGCGCGCGCCACCGATCGTGGTGGCGGTAGCGTTCGAGGTAGCTCCCGACCATGCGCTCGACGGCCGGGTAGGTTTCCTCGTAGCCGGGCTCGGAGGCCAGGGCCTGGATCGCCTCCCAGGCCGCCTTCTCCTCGCCCGAGCGGTAGTAGGCCTCGAGCGCGTGGTGGAAGAGCCAGCCCACGGTCAGCGCCTCGCTGCGGCGCTGCGTCCGCAGACCCGCGACGTGCGTCAGGGCGTGCTCGCGCGGGCAGCGCCGCATGGTCTTGTAGTAGGTCGAGCCCGCGGCAGACGCGCCCGCGTCGAGCACGCCGAGCACGACCTCAGCGGGCCGACGCTTGCTCGTGTCGATGCTGGGCGCACCGGGCAGACGGATCAGCCTCACGAACGGCCCCGGTTGCGCGTAGCGGGCTGACGCAGGCCGTTGCGGCTCGGGGTGCTCGTCCTCGGCGGGACGTAACCCGAGCCGCCTCGTCGGAGCACCTTGTCGAGCAAGTCCTCAAGCGAGATCACGGTCACGTCGGGATCCGGCGTGCGGGCCTCGCGTCGTGCCGCAGTCGCGTTCGCGAGCCGCTGCGCGGTGACCGCGTCGGCGGTGTAGTCCGGCTCTTCGCGCTCAGCATCGTAGCGGGCCTTGTGCTTGGCCGGGACGTTGGGCAGGCGCGGCAGGCGCGGCGAGCCGACCTCGGGCTGCGGGATGCGGGCCGCAAGCTCATGGTGGATCGGGATCACGAGCGCGAGCGCGTCCTCCAAGTCCACAAAGCCCTGACCAACCCCGAGCCAGAGCATGTTGAGGGCGAAGAGCAGCGTGCCGGTGTCGAGCGAGGCGAAGAGCAGGTCGCGCTCCTCGGCCGGCGTGTCGTACATCATGTTGATCGGGTAGGGCGGTTCCTTGGACGTGTTCGTCATGGTTCGTTCCTTTCGTCGTCGTTGTCGTCGTCGCCGCCGCCGATGAAGGACGGCGCGAAGGTGTCGGACGCATCGAAGCGAGCCTGCTCGCCGTCCACCACGTCATAGCCGGGCAGGCCGTCGCGGTTGGCCTTGCGGTGGCAGGCGTCCGAGCAGACCAGCGGGTGGTGCAGGCTGTACAGGCCGTCAGCGCCAGGGATGGGCTCGGCCTTGGCGAGGCCGAGCACGGCGAACTCGTCGCGCAGCAGCGCCGTCACGACCTGGGACGGCAGGCGCGCGTCGAGACTGACGGGCTTCTTACAGGCCGAGCAGACGAAGGTGTGGTGCTTGAGCGGCATGGATCAGAACTCCTGCGAGTAGCCGGCGATCAGCCGCGCTGCCTCGTCTTCGATGCTCGTTCCGGTGAAGCCAGCGAGGCCAAGCTGCTCCGCAGCGTCCGCGGCCGTCCGGTCACCCAAGGTCGAGGCGATGCGCTGGGCCTTGGTGATCAGGGTGCGCGCGAGGAGCGTGTCGAAGCTATCCGTGAGCATCATCCAAGTGCTGACGCACGCTCGGCGCTGGCCGATACGGTGGACGCGCGCCTCGGCCTGGAGCACGTCAGCGGGCCGCCAGGACAGGTCGTGCAGGACCACCGAGCGGGCGCGGTGCAGGGTCACACCCTCGCGCATCGCGCCGTAGGTCGCGATCACCGCCATGCGCTCGCCAGCCTGGAAGCGGCTGACCATTTCGTCGCGCACGGCCTGCGGCACGTCACCCGTGGCGACGAAGGCCTGGGGCTCGAGGCCGTCGATCAGCGCACGGCCAAGTTGCTCGGCCGTGGCGCGCTCGTGGACGAAGCACACCACGGCCTCGCCCTGCGCGATGAGGCTGCGGAGGTGCTCGGCGGTCGCGCGCATCTTCAGCCGGCTCGTGATCTTCGAGAGCCGAGCGAGAGCCCGCAGAACGTCTGCGCCGAACGCGCCGCGGTCAAGCGCGTCGAGAATGGCGCTGAGGCCGCCCACGCTGTCGATCAGGTCGCGCTCCTCGGCGCGCAGCGTCGGATCGTCCTGATCGACGGTGTACGCCTGCCGGCTTAGCTCGGGCAGGTCCAGGCTGGCCTCGTCCACCGTGCGGCGCAGGTAGCGGCGCGAAAGCCGCTCGCGAAGCTCGTCTTGGTTGGTCGGCATGATGCCGTCCTGCCAGCCGTGGCCGTCATGGAACGCCCCGCAGTACCGCTGCCGGAACTCGATGGGGCTGCCCCACGAGCGCGGCCCGTCGAGCACGCTCAGCAGCGACCATAGCTCCGAGGGCCGGTTCAAGAGGGGCGTGCCGCTGAGCAGGATCCTGCACGTCGCCGAGCCCGCGGCGACCGACGCACCCTTGGCGCGCTGGCTCTTGCCGTTCTTGATCCAATGCGCCTCGTCAACGATGGCGACGACGGGCCGACCTCGCGCGTTGGTCACGAGGCGGGACGCCCAATCGGCCGCGATCTCATAGTGGACGAACCACCATGAGGCCTCGGTCGGCCGGAACGAGGCGTCCATTGGGTTGCGCGAGCGAACGGCACAGAACTCCTCGGGCCTGCTGATCGCCCCGAGGGCCAGAAGCTCACGCAGCCACACGTCGCGCGTGAAGCCCGGCGCGATGATGAGCCGCGCCGAGTGCGGGCTCTCAGCCTGCGCGAGCCGCTCAGCGGCGACGATGGCCGTGGTGG